AGTTCAGAGCGCTGGTTCTTGAACCGCAGGCGCCCAGACTTGTCGGTGCCCAGGGCTGACTCAGCCACATTGACGCCCAGCACCTGCTGGCCCATCTCGTTCAGGAAGTCGTAGGGGCTGGAGCCAACACCAATGACATCGATGTGAATTGGCGCCCGGTCCCGAATGGCCGACACCACCAGGCCTGCAATGGTCGGACCGTCTGGCGTTGCTTTGCCGGGGTAAGCCAGCGCTTCATCAAACCACATGCCATGGCGCCTGGCCAAAATCGTGTTGTCTTTGCCGCCTCGGGCCACATCGACGCCCAGGCTGTCCATCGGCGCCAGCTTGTCAGGACGCTTCCAGCGGGCCATAGCGGCCTCTGCCCATGCCGTGGGCACCACCTGCCAGGGATCGTCCTCCATGCCTGCCTGGAAGTCGCCATAGAGCATTTGTGAGCGCAGTGGCTCGGGTAGTGATTGCAGTTGTGCCATGTAGCCTGTCCCCATGAGGTAAGGGTTATCACTGATGCGTGAAGGAATGAAGGTGCGCGACAGCGGCGTGATCAGTTCGCCGTTGTGAGTAAAGGGTTTACCCGAGTCGACCTCGAGATCCTTGCCGTCGACGGTCGCAAAGTAACGCAGTTCGCCAGGCTCTGCGGGGTTTGGGTTTTTTTTGTCCAGCCATGGCGCAAAGAACTGGACGATCCACCTGCCTTCGGCTGTGGTCGGCGGGTTGAATGTCAGCAAGGCTTGGCACTTCTGGCCAGGCACAGTAGTACGCAACCAGCCCAGCAGGAAGCGCACGGCAGACTCGCGCATGTTGGCCGCTTCGTCAAAGACCAGCAGGTCATGCGGTCGGCCTTGGTATTTCTTCTCATCGTCCGGGTTTGGGAAAGATCCGAACTCGACCTGGATGGCCACGCCATCGATGCGCCTCATGCGCCAGATGTTGTCCTTGCCGTTGTACCCATTGCGACTGCCAATCAATTCGGTGATGCGGTCCAGCACGCCGGTCAACTCGGTGCCGTTCAAGCGGAAAATGCCAACCTTGCGATGGCTGGTCAATGCTTTGCCGCAGGCCAGGTCAGTCTTGCCTCCACCCGCCGCGCCGCCGTAGCCGATGATGTCGGCCTGGCTTTCGTATGCCATGGTCTGTGGTCCCGGCAGTGGGCGCCACAGTGTTTTGTCGCTGGTCAGTAGTGAGTCGAGTTCTGCTCGTTCCTCATCGGTCAGATACGCCAGCAAGGCAGGGTCAAACGCCGCCGCCATTCTTGACTTTCCGCGCCTGTGCTGTGGCCAGGATCGCTTGCAGTTTGGCCGCACGCTGGGTATCGTCCATCGGCTCCATCAGTGGGTTGTCAGGGTCACCGGCCAGGGTTGTGCGGTCGCCGTACTTTTTGGGGTTCCACTTCGCCAACAGCTTAAGCCGGTACTCTGCCCGGTTGCGTAGCCAGGCCACATGGGCGCTGTCGTACTTGGGATTGTCGCCGCCAGTCATTTCTGGCTTGGTGTCGATGATCTCGAGCGCGTCGTCGGCAATGCAGTCTGTGCCTATTTCACGCGCCTCCGCGAAGCGTTGAGCAAACTCCTTGTCTTTCCCCATCCAAAGGTACACGGTCGAGTAGTGGATGCCATTGTTTCTGCACCACTCACGCAGGGTTTTGCCGGTCGTGATCCATTCACAGATCTCGTCGGCCCGGTCCTGTGGCACTGGCTCTGGTGGCCTGCCTGGTGGTCTTTTTTCAGTCTTGGGTTTCATCGATGATTTTTTTCCATCTATCAGGGGTTTGTGCTCGTCGCTCGTACTTGCAAATTTTCTTGATGGTGCTCAAAGGGATGTCGAAGATCTTGGCCAGTTTGCGGTAGCCCACTTCCTCGTCTTCGTGCATGTCACGGATCTTGTCTATAACATCATCTGGAAGGCGGGCATTGTGATGGGATGCGCCAATGCGGTATCCCTGTTCATTTACAGCTACAAATTGCACCCGCTTCTTACCCTTCATTTCATGTCAATTCGGTACTGCTTAACGCTTCGGGGGTTTCTTGCCCTTGTCTTTTCCATAGCCCATGATGATCTCCTCGAGTGTCGTGCGAAGTTGCACAGTATTGATTTTGCATCATCATTGAATTTTCCGCAACGATATCGCCGGTAATTTCNAGCGCCCAATTTATTCGTTGTGGGGACATGTTCCATCCNTCACGCGTTAGATCCAAAATTTTTTTTGCTTGCTGTAGTGCTGTCATTTTTTTCTTTGTATGTGCATCGAGGCCATCACGGCCTTAAGTTGTTCTACNGATTTGACGCCTCGTCTTTTGATTCGTTCGTCGAGTTCATNCCTGCGCTTCCACAGTGGCATGGTGAGCANNTGCTTGGCTTCGCATTCAGTCATCCATTCCTTTGACCANGAGCCAACGACACGCCCATCGTGGAGCGTGACATCGATCTCGTNCTGGTTGCGNTGTGTCAATGCGTTTGTTCCAATGAAGTCATGTGCTTGAACCAGCCGTCGACNATCTCGATNGCTTCACGCATGACCATGTGTTCGAATGCATGTTCNATCTTGCTTTCACCGCTGTCCTCATNCCAGCCAATAGCGAATGAGCACACGCCCATGCCTTCGGGTTGGCAAAAGAATCGCAACTCAGGTGCGCCCTCTTNGTTNTGTTGTTTCAACATGACGATCTGGCCATATCGGACCACATCAAATATTCGTGCAAATTTCATTCACCTCTCCTTAAATAAAAATATATTGCCACACCAACCAGTGCGACACCGATACCTGCGCCAATCAGCAGTTCGCCGATCAGCATCATGATGTGACCAATGTTCATCGCACATACTCCAGTCTGATTGTTCGGTACACCACGCCGTCGTTCCACTTCTTGTCTGACTCGATGTCATACAGTTCAATGATGTGCTCTGCCTCTGCAAACTTAACGCGCTGAGTGCGTATGCAAAACATGTAGATCAGTGGCGCCTTCTGTGTCGAATAGGCATCTATCAATTGAGGCAACAGCATGCGCTCTTTTTCTTTGATGTTCGGTGTACCTTTGACATTCACGACAAATGTTTTTTCTTCGCGCTGAATGACATAGTCGGGCATGTTGCGTAGCACTGGGTTCAGGTTATAGAACGCACCGACATTGGCAAACTTCTCATCAAAGCCAAGGCGTGTGCAGTTCCAGCCATTGCGTGCGCACCACTGCTCGAAGATCTCTTCACCAATGTTGACGCCGACATCTTGCCGCCCCTGGTAGTCTTGTGTCGCGTTTCCGTAGGTCATAGCTTTATACCCCGCACCATGTGCTCTTGATCGATGCGCTTGCAATCAATCTCCGGCTTGTATGCTGGCCAGTGACCTTCGCGCACCATGTCGCAGTAGTGCTGTTCTTCTTTGATTGCGTCTTCGTAGTCCATCTGGTTGACGATTAAAAACGCGGCCAGCAAAAACAGCCACACTCCAATTGTTTTGATCATGCTCATATCAATCCTTTCCAAATCCACTGACATACGGCAAACCCATTGCCCTGTCTCGTTCATAAAGTGCCTGGTGATACTCATCAAGCAATGCATGCGCCTCATCCCATGTTTTTTCTGGACTAAGCAATGCGCACTCCAACATGATGGCCAGGCGGTGTGCAAATAGATGGCCAATATCGTCAACTACTTCGCTCATGATTGCTCCTTCAGTTGCGCACCAACGCCCATTCCTTCGTCATTGAGTTTGAACATCCACTTTCCGTCTTCACCTTCTGTAACCGTCACCAATCCCATAGCAACAGTGCCAAGCATTGCGTGTACATACTTCATGCTTTCACCGCAATGGTCGATCCACTTTGGAGCGATCTCCCACAAGTGCTCTCCGGACTTTTCGCTTTTGATTGCTTTGATTAAATTTTTTGCTTGGTCTTCAGACCAGCCGCACATAACCAGGTATTCAACGCTGGCTTTAATTGGATCTTTTTCATTTTCGTTGCTCATGATTTCACCTTTGGCATTGCCATCCTTTCACGCAGTTCGTCCATCATTTTTCTAACCCTGGCTCTGTTGATCTCTGCTTGCTCTTCAGAAATCGTGTGCTCTATCTTCACTGGCTCTGGCCGTGGCGCCATGCGGCACAGTTCTTTGAACTTGATGCAGTTCGGCACGCGTTCTGGCAAATGCTCCAGGGCGTATGCGATTGCCTCTGGCCACTTCACAAAGTTGCCCAGTTCTTCAGCCCATGTGGCCTTTGCGTTTTCCAGGCCAGCGTCAATGCCGTTGACCATGCCGGTGCTGTACTGCCCGGTGAACTCTCTGCCATAGATGCCCTGTAGCCTGGCAAAGATCTTCTCAACCCAAGCGTTTGGGAGTATTGGGTTCTGCGTCATAAATTTCTCCTTCAATAGTGGTGCCTTGGTTTTCGGCAAGCCAAAACTCGTTTTTTGGTAAAAGACCGAGTGAGCGTGCTATGCCCTCCTGGTTGATTTGGTGCTGGGTTTTGTTTTGCTGGTCCTTGTTGACCCAATCAGCTTTAAACCCTGCCCATCCCCTTGCACAGCATTCGGTCAATGCCGCATTGAGTGACCAGCCTGCTTTGCGTGCTTCGCGCTCGATGCCTGCCATTGCCGCTTGAGTGACCGGTGCCTTCTTTGCTTTGCGGACTGTCAGGAATCCATCCCAAACTTCAGGATGCACACCATCAGGGCAGGACAAGGGCTTGACCCTTGTATCTATCTTTGTTTCTTGTTTAATGTTTATTGTTTCTTGTTTCTTGTTTGGTTGAACGGGCGTTGAACGAGCGTTCAATCGTTGTTCAGCGGAGGCTTTACCGGCTCTGGATGCGGCTTCCAGCTTGCCGTGGTACTTGGAAATCTCTTCATCGGCCCTGCGATTGACCCACCCAGTACCCTCCAAGAACTCAAAAAATTCCTCAAGAACGGTCACCACTTCAGCCTCATGCTCACGCATGTTGATTGCCCGTGCAACGATCGTTGAACGCTCGTTCAACGGCTGTTCATGCAGGTAGTACAAGTCAAGCAAACGCCTGTATGCCAGATCCTCCAATGCGGTGAGGTGGCGAGTGTGGCTCGCGTAGTCACCAATGTTGAATGAGTAGAAGTGCATCACGCACCTGCCTTGGCCTGGTCCATGATCT